GTATTGACCAAAGTGGTTCTGGTTTGCGTATGACAAATGTTGGTGCATTTGATAATGATGGTAGTGATAACTTCCGCATTTTTGCTACAAATGATTTACAACTTAAGGCAAATGGTGATTCGGGTGGCGGTTTAAGTATTGATGTCACAAATAATGATGTCACTATTGACAATGACTTGCGTGTTAGTGCTGGTCAGTTTTATTATGGTGGAACAGCAGTTACTAGTACAGCCGCAGAACTAAACTATGTTGACGGAATGTTTGATAATACTACAGCAAATGCTGTGCCTTCTATTAATTCAAGCAACAATGGTTTCGTTGATAGTGGTATGATTTACAATAGTGCTACTACCAGTTTAGGTATTGGGGTTGCTAGTGCTAATGACATTGAAGCAAGATTACACATTGTTGGTACTGGTACAGCAAATACTGGTGAAACAATGTTTAAGGTCAACAACTCCAATGACCACGATAGAATTGAATTTATTGACGAAGGCATTAGTAGTAGCATGCCTAGTGCGTTACGAAATATCGGTGCTTCATTGGGTATTGGTATTATATCCGAAAGTGGTGCTGTAAAACTTTTTTCAGGTGGTAACACCACTAGCGATCTTGTACTTGAAGCCAGTGATACAGGTATACAGTTCAACGGTGCTTATAGATTTCCAACCTCAGATGGTAGTGCTAATCAAGTGCTACAAACAGATGGCAGTGGAGCACTTACATTTGTTGATCAGAGTGGCGGTCTCAGTAATATAGTTGAAGATACTACACCACAACTGGGTGGTGATTTAGATCTAAATAGTTCAGATATAACTGGTACTGGTGATGTTAACATAACAGGAACTGGCACATTTACGTCATTAACTGTAGCAGGTGACATATTAAACGGTCAAAGCGACGGTGTTGGTAACATTGGTAATAGCAGTGTAGGATTTAATACAGTACACGCCATAGCAACCTCGGCACAGTATGCTGACTTAGCAGAAAAATATACAACAGATCATGACTATGAAGCAGGCACAGTAGTAGTATTTGGCGGCAACAGCGAAATTACACAAAGCACTATTTCACATGATCGAAAGGTAGCTGGAGTTATATCAACTAATCCAGCTGTTAAAATGAATGACGGTCTTGACGGACAATACCTCGCACTACAAGGACGTGTACCATGTAAAGTTATAGGTCCAATTGAAAAAGGTGACTTAGTAGTAACCAGTCACGTTCCAGGACTTGGAGTAAAACTTGATGATACTCAATACCAACCTGGGTGCGTAATAGGTAAAGCACTAGAATCAATTGAAGACCAGCAAGAACAAGTAATTGAAGTTGTAGTAGGTAGACTATAAAGTGCAAGAGCTTTATCGCAAAGACTATGAGGGCGAGTTTATTGTTACCAAGTCTATTATTCGAGGCGGCAAAAAAATTCAAGACAAAGAATGGATTGAAAATCCTATACAAAATCAACATATTTCTGGGCGTGCTGTATGTATAGCTGATGGTAAGTCTAGAGAAAATTTCCCAATACATCATTTACAATATCACAAAGGTGGACTATTAGGTAAACTTCGTGTACAAACTTACGGTACTGGAAGAGTAGCAGATGAAATTATTTGTAACTTTTACGTATCAAGAAACCAATCAGCATTAGAAAAGTGTATTGAAACACAGTATACAATACACACTGCTTGTTATACATCAACTTCTAACTGTTTAAAATATCCAGGAGAGTTTTATCTAACACCTTATAAAACATTAGGTAGTGATCAGTTACTGGCGGCTTGGATAGCATGCTTTGATGGGCACAAAGAAATCTTTTTCATAGGCTATGATTATATAGACGATCAATCAACAGTTGATGAGATAACAGACCTAATGAATACGTACAAAGGCACAAAATTTACTAGAGTTAGTAGTGGTGTCAAAACAACTCAATTTGATAATCGAACACCGGAAGATTGGAAATGGTGTACAAACTTTAGTGAAATGAGTTATACTCAATGGATTAGTTACTGCGACATAGGTTAGAGCGATTGCTCAACAGTATCAATTTTTTGTTTTATCTCATCAATATTAATAGTTGACCACAAGCCTGGATGTAACGGTCTTGGAATAGTGTTTTTGTCAATCCACGCATACCCGTAATGTTCATCGTTTAGTATAGGAGTAAACTCTGTAGAAACTATTCCAAAAAATGTATGATAAACAAAATGATTATCTGCTGATGTAAACTTTTCAATTGGAATTATTTTTTCTGTTTCTGGACAACTTCCAAGTTCTTCGATACATTCTCTGGTTAACGCACCTAACAAACTTTCGTCTTTTTCTAATTTTCCCCCAGGTAATCCCCAGGTTCCTGGATGCTTAGGGTCATTTCGCAATAAAAACAAATAGCGTTTAGTGTCCTTAGCATAAAACCAAATTCCAATAGCGTTTAAAGTACTAGACTCCATTCGCCTCCCTTGTAAAGTCCTTGATAACTCTTAACCCACATTGTACCAGTCCATTTATACTGTATGCTAGTAGTTGTGTTAGTTACAAAATCTGTTATGTTTGATGAATAATCAGGAGTACGTTCACTAGCATCAAATACAACTTCCCAACTAGTTCCGTTATATTGTATAATATCATTTACTGACGCTACTAGGCTACCCCAAGCTGATGCTGGTGTTGTGTTGTTACTATCACCTATTGCTTCAGTTAATAAGTATCGTTGCCCGTCAACAGCCGCCGCAAGTCCTTCTCCAGGACCACTAGATAATGGGTCAATAACTGCTGTTAGTGGATCTAATGTATTCTGCGGAATAGTATCTGCATCAATAGAAAATAGTATAAGTCTATCATCAGTTGGATGTAACGCAATAGTACCAACAATTTCGGTATCAACGTAGTCAGATTCTAATCTAATTTGCGAAATACCATCTCTTAATTTGCCATAGTTATCAATCAATGCTGTCCATAATACATTATCGTCCTGAGTAACAGATGCGTCTAACGTTCCTTCAGCAGAATCAACACTTTTACCTCTTAATAACTGTAACTGATTACCAATAAGAACAACCTGATATCCAAATGGTGTAATTTTTTGTCTTGTTCCTAATAATAAATCATTATTAATTAAAGCTTCATTAGCATCGCCGTTAGCATCAAAAATACTAGCAATAACTTTTTGAACAACGCCAAGTTTTTTAACTTTAGCTGGAGGACTAATCCAAATTGGAAGTTCAAATGTTAGTGTAGCAATATCAATATTATCGTCGGTACCTACAGGAATTGATCTTGACGACCAGTTTACATCACCTAATTCAACAACAGTTAAACTAGCCCAATCAATATAATTATCTGTTGATTGTATTTCCATACTTGGATTAAACAATGCTAGTAACTGTTCTAATATCTGTAATTTCATTGTTGTGTTAGATGTCCATACATCTAACTGTATGCTTAAATTATAAGGTACTGGCATTACTCTTTCTACAGTAAATGCGTTGCCCTGTGTTTGTTCAAACGATTGTGAATCTTCATCCCAAGTTCTTTGTTTAAATGATTTTTTATCAATAAAGTATGGTTCTTGTACACGCTCACGAGCATATTTTAACTCAGTTACGTGGAAAGTCATCATTGGTACGTTAGGTAGTTTGTTCTTAGAGTTTTCTGCTATGATAGTTGCCGCCTGTCTACTAGCATCACCATATCTAATAGGTACTCTAGTTAATGTTGGCGCACCTGAGTCGTCTCTACCGTACTCAACTTGAAAGTTTGAAAACATTCGTGTGAACTGTAATAAGAAACGTCTTATCTGATCATCATAAAAAAATTGTTGTACAGCCATTAGTTATCCTTAGTAGGTTTAAGTACATCGCTGAGACTTTGCCTACTTGGTATGTTGCCTCTATCGCTAGTTCCAATAGTAGCAGTGTTATTAAAGAATGAACTTTGTTGTGATTTGTTATCTGGTCCTGGAGTTAATTCTGTTCTTACATTATCTTCTACTTTCACCCATCTTGCTCCATTATATCTAAATAGTCTGTTTGGAAAGAAATCTAATCTTAGTGCATAAGCACCCACGTCTGGATTAGCTGGAAAACTAACACCAGGTGTAACTGGTAATCCATTTGGCGGAACATCGTTGCCTGTCATGTAACCTACTAGGTAACCATCAACATTAGGAGTTACTCCAGGTACACTTACGCCATCAGCAGTTACATCTGCTGGGTTTGCTGGTTCTCCGTCGACAGTGGCTGTAACATAAAACGCTGTATTGTCGTAACCACTTTTAGGAACTTCTGCTTCTGCTTGTGTAACAATAGCATCGTTGATTTCTAAATTTTTATTTTTAGTTGATAAAAAATCTTCTAATGTGCCTGCAGATGGATTGTCAGCATCCATTGGTTTGTTAAGTATATCATCAAATTCTTGACTAGCAGTAAGAGGAGTTGCTTTAACCCTCCATAAATGAGGTAACCAAGTTTGTGAGAATCCTTCAGACGCAAAACTAGCATCTTGTATAACATAATATTTAGGTAATGCTTTTGGCCCGCTTGTGTCTAGTGGATGATAATCTTTTAAATTAGGAACTTCAATAACATCACCGTTCATTAGTTTACGACCAAATGTGTCAATCATATCATTATAGTGGAAAGTTATGAATAGTGTATCACCGTTTAAGAATAACCCAAATTGACTTAAATCAAAGTCAATGTCTTGAACGTTATATACACCTCGCATGACATATATGTCATCATCATATTCGCGATCTCTATTTTCTAAAAATAATAGATCTTCAATAAACAAAGGATTAGATTCGTCATAGGTAGGTTTTGTTGCGTCTCCGCCCTCGTGTCCTTCTCTAGATGAACTATCTCCTACTACTTTAGGACCAAGATATTTGTGTACATAGATATCTAATCCACCCACAGTATACATCTCACGGATAGTCTTATCTAAAAACTTATAGTCATTGGTTTTTGTTGGTCTGTAATTACTAAGTCTTGGCATTTGCTATTCCTATTATCCTAGTATTTATCGAACCTTTTGGTTGACCATAAAATACAAAACACATATAATAGCTTGACTAGTTAAAATAAAGGCAGTAAAGTTCATTAAATGTTGCAAATAGACACATCAAATGATTGGTCAAAGATAGAGACAGAATTACTAGAATCTACCAAAAATCTATCATTTACCATACAAAAAGACTTAGAAAAGATAAACAAAAATATCTGTAGTTTAATTTCTGAGTTAAGTAAAGCAGAAATTGATTGTAGAAGAAAGAAAAAAGCAACAAGAAAGTTTATAGAGATACGAGAAGAATGTAACTCTTTAATTGTAGAATATCAAAAAATGATTTTAATGGGACAATTACTTTGAAATTTAAAGAACTTAAAGTAGGAATTGAAGATCGTAAAGCTAAAGGCGATGAACCAAAATTTACTACTCAGCCAAAGCCTGAAGAACGTCGACTAAAAATGATGTGGGCCTACAACTGGTATGGATATGTCTGCGATAAAAAACAAGCTAAAAAATGGATAGTAGAATGGCTTGCAGAAAATGACAAAGAACAAAGTAAAAAGTTTAATGCTATTAAAGACAGTTGGACACCAACAACTATAGGTTGGTTAATTAGAATGCAACAAACAGGCTTAGAGCTAACTGCTGAAGAAATAGAATATATCAGTGTAAAAGCAAAAGAAGCAATAATAAACAACTCTAACAGTTTAGCTAAAGATGAAGCTGAACAAGAGCTAAAGCCTAAAACAAACAAACCTAACATACAAGAAATAATGATTGAGAGGGCTCATCTATCAGCAGGTGACATTGACAGTGTGTGGGATGAATACTTATCGGGTGATATAAAATCAAACGAAAAGCCACAAATACAACAGTTCTTAGCTGAAAGAAACATACTTGCTCAGCATGTTAGTATTATTAAAGAACAATGGTCAACACAGAAACGAGAGCTTGAAGACTCTGTCGCTGGTGTAGACGCTGATTTAAGCGAAGGATATAGTTGTTATACCAAGACCCAGCAAAAGAATATGATCAAGTACTGTGCGGCGATTATAGCAGAATTAGACGCATATCATCAAAGTAAGAAGGCTAAGACTG